ACTAAAATCTCTGACATCTTTAGACTCAGCTATTGCCGCCAAAAGAAAGCGGCTCGGTTAATTTTCCCTAACAATCCACTCAAGTCCCGAAAGGGGCTTTTTTAGTGCCTATACACTCAGCTAAAGGATTGATGATAAAATAGAGATGCCCATCGCGGTTTCTGAGCAAAGTACAACTCAGTCCCCCATGGGCTGTAACCCTAAAAACCTACAAAAAGGATCACCATGACTACTCTAACAAATTTCAATCCCGACGACTATTCTAAACTCGTTGACCGTTGGTTAAAAGCAGAAAAAGCAGGGGAACTTTATCCCGTCGAATTTGACCTCGCTTGGAAAATAGCAGGATACTCAAGACGTGACAGCGCAAAAAGAACCTTAGTCGATAAAGGTTATTTTACCGAAGGAGATGATTTCTTTTTTGAAAAAGGAGCTATACTCCACAATTCAGTGGAATCGGCGACAGTTGGTCGTTCTAGCGATTTGATAATGTTGTCTTGTGATGCTTTTAAAGAATTTTGTATGGTATCTAAAACCGCCACTGGCAAGGCAACAAGAAAGTATTTTATTGAGTCCGAGAAAAAATGGAAGTTAACCCAAGAACATTACCCCGAAGTTGCCATAGACGTTGAAAGGATACGCCTCGACCGGTTAATCCAACTAGAACAACTCCGATACGATAACACCCGTTTAACGATGGACATGGCTACCATGCACGGTAAAGAGTTTGCTTTAGCCGCAATAGGTCGGGGCGATCAGGTCGTGGAAGTCGAAAAGCCCATCATTGAAGTTATCGACAAATCCTGCGGGGACATGCGGCGGGGGATGACCGCAGTACAAATGAACAACTATTTGAAGCAGAGGACTGGCAACGGATTTAAAAGCGGTGCAGCGTTAGTAAGGGCTTTAGAAAAAGTTGCTCCTGAGTTAGTCGACTTAATACAGCGTCCAGTTAACCAAGAATTTATCCAATACGAAAACATCGACGCTGCTTTCAAAATTTTGTCGCGGGGGGAACAAAAACAGCTTAGAATAGGAGAAGTTTAGGGGAGAAAATCCCTTGGAATCATAGCTTTTATCAATCCATCCCTTTGGGGTGGTTTTTTGTTGGCATTAAAAAAACCCCCATGTTGGGAGCCGATAGATTTTAACTGTGGAATTAATCGCAGTCGTCGATCTCCTCCTCTATTGTGTAGAAGGTTCCGTCTGGGGACATTAGACTGTAGCGCCAAAACGCATTGTACATCCATTGTCGCCGTATTTCCATCCCATCTCGTTTATCTTCGGGGATGGGTTCTCTTACCCAGCGCTTCTTATCTCCTGGATCGCGCCGCCAAGTATCATAAACCCATTCCCGGCTAGAGAAAAAATTCTCTAGCCCATCCCACGGATCGATTAGCTTTAGGTATGATTCCCATCCCCATTTAATCTCAGTGCGATAAAAAGAGTCGGGCATTTTGTAGCCTCGATTTCCCTTGCAGTAAGGATGGGTCATAAGGATTTGTTCTATTTTGCATTCATCAATAAGAACTTTAATGGACTCCTCGATCACATCATTCCGAATCACGTCCCCATCTTCGCTTGTGATGTTAATCAATGTGGAAATATGAACTTTTGCTTTTTCTTTAACAACATTTAGAATCTTGTCTTTTAACGTGGTCGCAACCATAATCTTTATCCTCTGTTGTTTGGTTTATACCCCTAATATTCCATGCCTGCCCTTGATTGTCATCCGTAAATTTACGTAACTTTTAACCACGAAAAACCTGTCTTGGATCTGGGACACTGTACTAATACCATCGAGGAAAACAGTACAGTTAGCTAGGAATATAAGTGCCCCACATCTGGGAATGGGTGTCCGCATCCGGAATTGGCTGTCTCGAATGTGAGACACTTGCAGGGTCAAAACCCGCATGATGGTTGATTTCCAGAACCCCTCAAATAAAGACAAATATTTACAAATAAAATTAGATAATACTCTCTCTATATCCGGACGCGCGCAAGAAAAAAATTTTTTGAGTGAGTTTTTTTGTAAAATGGAAAAAGAAATTTTTGAGCGAGGGGGAATGGAATTTAGGAAGAGGCGGGTTGATTTAGATCAAAAAGCGGTGATCGCCAGATTGGAGGAGAGGGGATTTTCTGTTTTGAACCTTTCGGCTGTCGGTTGGGGCTGTCCTGATCTGTTAGTGGGAAAGAATGGCCAGAACTTTTTGCTAGAGATTAAATCCGAAAATGGCACTTTAACCCCTGCCCAGATTGAGTTTCATAAAAACTGGTTAGGGCATTGCGAGATAATCAAGTTAGGATCTTTGAAAGATTTTTTAAATCATGCTACCTGACCAGATAATTCGATACTGCCTCAACCATCCCGTTGATCTTCGTTGGACGGAAAACCTCTTAAGGCGAGATGCCAAAGTTAGGGGGTTTAAGGTGCTTGAAATTAAACAAACGAATATTGGTACGGACGGAACGGTTATCGCGCTGTCTGCTATCTGTGAGAGGGGAATAGATGGCTAGATCGTTACGGCTTGCAGATATCCTAGATCCACCTAAAAAAGTTAGGGTATCCTACGATAAAACAACTGGGCAATTCCGAGATAAGGGGAAAGTCGTTCCCCAGTCTGATTTAGATTTGGCGATCGCGGGTGAGGCACTTCGATTAAAAACCGAGCTGAGAATTAAAGCCGTCGCCTTAACCGAGGGACGGATTACTTTTGAGCAATGGCAGGAGTCCACAGCCAAAGGGCTAAAAGATTCTCATATCCGCATGGCGATCGTGGCCAGTGGGGGGAAAGCTAATACCGTGGCTAATTCTTATTTGATAGCAGGGAGAAACCTTAAGAGCGAGTACGAAAAACTTAGGGGCTTTGCTCAGGACATCAAAGAAGGGAACTTGTCGAAAGCTCAAATTGTGGCAAGAGCCCAACTGTACTCAAATTCAATTTATAGAACGTACTATGAAACGTACCATTTTCAGAAGGTAGAGCGAGAAGGTTTTACCTTGGCTAAAAGAGACTTAGATCCTTTTGCCAAGCATTGCCCCGATTGTCCAAATCACGCGACAAAAGGGAAGTTTTTACCTGCCGACCAAGTGACACCTAAAGGCGTTGACTGTGCTTGTCGTGGCAATTGTCGGTGTCGATTATCGTATAAGTTTCCTACGGATAAGAAATCTTTAACCAATAAAGTATTGAGAATAAGCTAGATTTCGGTATATTTACGGATGACAAGCGTTGTGATATGGCATATTCTGAAGGGTAAAGCAATCACAGAGTATAAAGATGATTACGACTTTACCGATAGTGCCCGCTAATTTAAAAAAATTAAAAGCAGGGGATGAAATTCTTTTTAGGTTTGTTGAAAACTGCAATGGGTTTCTTGTAAAAGGACCCGATTGGTCAAAAAAGGTTAAGAGATTAACCTTTAGCGTGCTTAATTTTGGTTGTGTTTTTTTTATGGATGATGATGGCGATAAGTACAGCCTCCATGAGGGATGTTTTGTCCCAAAAGAAAATACTGAAATTCCTTTTTCAGTAGAAATGGGAGAACATATAAATAGTTTCCCATCTTATATTTATAAAGCTAAAAACTATTACTCTTTTATATTTGCGACGCTTCGCACAAAAGAGTGTGAGACTGGCTACAAAAGAGCCAGAGAGTTTTCTGATCGGCTAGAAGTAAAGCAAGAAACGGAATCTTACAACAAGGATTTCCTAGCCGCCCATGAAGTTACCGATCTAGATTCTTTTATTGCCACGGTCAGACCACAATAATGCCATGACCTGCCCTCGCTACAGACCCCACGAATGCGCCTACCCTAATCCCAAGCCTATGAAAAAAGCGGGGTTTAATCAAGTAGGCACCCAACGATACAAATGCCCTACCTGTGGCAAGTATTTTGTTCTTTATCCTAAAAGTGGAAAACGTCGTTTCTGGTAAAATTTTATGGAATTAGCAGATTACATTATTAATGGCGATTATCTAAATGCTTCCCCCGTGCGCCCCAAAGTGGTAGGGGATAGTATTACTTACAAGCTTCCTTGGGGAGCTATTATTGAGGCGGTTTATAAGGATAGCTGGGTTAGCACCGTATCAATGCCAACGGTTTTTCATGTTTTTAGTTACGAGGATTTAACTAATAATATTTCTATAGAGAAAAAATATTATATAGGTGATCTTTATAGAAATTTTGAGTCAGGATGGATGCAGATTTGCCGCTCAAGCAAAGAAGCGTCAGAAAAGTTCCGTATATTTACGGATGACAACGAAGGGCAAAAATGAGATGATTAAGACATCAAACAACAGAGGAACGTCAAATGTCTACTATCTCAGACTTAATCCGTACCGAAGCCGTTAAAGCTGGTATTACTGCCGACAAGCCTAACCGCGAATACGCCAAGCAAATCCTAGAGGCATGGCTAGATTTTCAAGACCCGCAAGCAGAGTATTACGTTGTTTCTATCCCTGCAATGGAAAGGGCGTTAAGCTGGCAATCTTACGACGGGAAACGCTACGTTTGCATCCTTGCCACTATTGGCGGTCGGTCATGCTCCGAAGCGTTTTTAATCCCTGCCACTTTTTGGCAAGAAACGGAACGGGATCTAATTTTTGCCGAAGCTGATGATGATGCTTATGGAGAGTGGGTTATGGCAGGATTTCCCAAGTCAGATCGCTTCGAGTTTTAATTAAACAGTTTAGGGGTGAAATTCCCCTACTAACACAATGAGAATTGAAGAAATTAACGGGTGGGCAGACCTTTCTGCTCTCCAACAGGAAAAAGCCCGCCGATGGGTAGCCCTAAATCCAGATTTTTTAGAAGGGGATGAGGTGCTAGGATTCTCCACTATTGGGGAGTCGGTTTTCTTAAATCACCGCGATCAGTTCAACTACCATCAAACAAGGATTACACCATGACAAACATTATCATTAAAGACGAGTTTGCAGATGTTTCTTTTGTAGACTCCAACGCCCGACTTCCAAAAATCCAACCATTGAGAGGCATTGACGACAAAACTTGTGGTTATTTTGTTTCTACATCTGAACTAGCTAATAGTGGATGGGATGATTTTGAGTCCATCGCCGACCAACTCATCGACTACAATTTTGAGTCAGGCAACACTGAAAAGGGGCTATTGATTCCCAACCCTCGGATGTTGGTTTGTGTCAGAAGTCCTCTTATGGGCTACGACCGTCAAGCAAGCCAAGATAAAAAGTTGCTGGTTATTTTAGGGCCGTGGTCACGACACTTTAAGGACATGGAAAATGTTGTTTCTAATATTCAATTCTACGAGATTATTTTGCTCTCAAAAGATAATCGTCCTTTACACGCTATTCCCTTTCAATACATCGCTAAAGGTGCTAACGGAGCTAGTTTTAGTATGAACTGGCAGCAATTAGTGCAGGAACTAACTACCTGCCACGCGATTGTAAACGGAATCCCCGCCCGTCCCAAAACTGCCCAATTTAACTCCTTGTGCGTGTTTAGCTTTCAAACCAAACGGGAGCAGGTAGGGCAAAAACAAAAGAGTTTTACCTGTCGGGTAATTGGTCATGATGTGCCTAAACCAGACAACTGGAAGGACTATTTTGTTGGCTACGACGCCGAGGTTAAGAATTTGGTCTGGGACAGCTTACAGCCATCTTTACCCTTAATTGCCCCTGCTCCTACTTTGGCTTTACCTGAGTCAGTTGATTTCTAAATATTCAAGGGGGATTTTACTCCCCCACTATTCAAAGAAGAGAGGGAAAAATGAGTTTAATTCCAAGAAACAACAAAGAGAATATCCAAGGCGACAACGCCGCGATCAAAGTTTACGAGTTTGCCCAAGAGATTGCCCCATTAGTGGCAAGGGCTGAATTTATCGACACGCTGCTAGATTACAGGCGGCGCACTCAAAACGTGATAACCAAGCTCAAATTGACATCCGAGCAGGTAGAACAGAATGCCCCCAAGGAATTAGCTGATATAGTTTACCTGCTAACTTTTTCTCCCCAAGTCAGGGAAGCCGAACGGGTAGAAGCCATTGAGCTAACGATCATGGGATTAAAAGCCCTAAAAGACCAGCTTAAGAATAGCTTCGGATTTGCTTCCTACGATTTAACAATTGCTGAATTAGAGCAGTTGGCACAATACGAACTAACCCGATTAGAGGAGGATGATGTAGTGGGTTTCCCCATCGCTGGTTCGGTGACAAATATCACCAACATAACCGCAGTCAACTCTGATGTGACTATCAGTTATTCTGGGGGGAAATTAACTGGACAACAGATAGGGGAACTCAGAAAGATTATTCTTGCGGCTTTTCCGTCTCAAGATGAGTTTGCAATAACTTTAGACGAAAAGCTAGATATTAACTGGGGGTCGGTTAAATCTGGAAACAATTACGATATAGCAATTTTTAACTTTATCACGCAATATGTAGAGCCTCATGGCATGACCGCCAACTTTGTCAAGGCACTAGCAGCCAAAAGACCGAGAAACAGCGCGTTACTCCAATGGGCTAGCCGATTCTAAGTTTTTACTGGGGACTAAAATCCCCCACTATTTACAAACTAAGAGGATAAAACAATTGATAAGCCATGAATAAAAAACTCAAAGAATCTAAAGATAAGTGGGATTATAGCAAATCAAAACTGGCATCATTGCCATTCTGCTATACCCTAATGGCATATTACGAAATAAAATACGATGACTACTGCAACTAACTTAATTTAATTATACAAACCAGACACTAGAAAAATTATGGGAGTTTTAATTAAAAAAGATCCATTTTCATTTTTCTCCTTTGGAGGAGGGAGACAATCCACCGGAATAGCATTGTTGCTAATTCACCATCCTGAGAAGTTTACAGAAAAAGGGCTAACAATCCCTGCTAATATCAATTTTGCCGATACTGGGGCAGAACCTGCCTCAGTATATGATCACATCGAAAAAATGCAGAAACTTTTAGAAAAGGCAGGTTACAAGTTCAACATTTGCAGGAACCTAGATAAAGATGGTATTTTTACGCCTCTTGATGATATAAACTCAAGAGCTTCCACAGTCCCATTTTTTACGAGAACTCCCGAAGGCGTGGGAATGCTAAAAAGGCAATGCACTAATGATTTTAAAATTCAACCCTTAACTAAAGCAATTCGAGAATCCTTAGGGTACAAACCACGCCAAAAGGTCAAGCACGACGTTAAGCTCTGGCTGGGAATCTCAACCGATGAAAGCCAAAGGATGAAAACAAACAGAGTCAATTGGATAACGAATGTCTACCCCTTGATTGAATTAGGGTTATCAGCTTCACATTGTACGGCATTGGGTCAGCATTATTTAGGCTATCAAGTCCCTAAAAGTGCTTGTTATTTCTGCCCTTTTACTAATCACGAGAGATGGCTATCAATGAAACAAAATGACCCTAAGACATTCCAAAAAGCCGTAGAGTTCGATAGAAAAGTTAGGGACTTGCCAAAAGTTGGCAAGTCCCTTAACTATCCCTGCTACATCCACAGTTCAGCAACGCCCCTAGAGACTGCGGTGTTAGATCAACCCTTTATTCCTGGGCTTTTTCATTCAAGCGAATTAAGGGGGTTTTTGCAGGAATGTGAGGGACACTGCGGGGTCTAACAGCCCCGACTAAATCATTAAATTACAGAGGACGACTAAAATGATCATCAAAGCTATATTTAATCTTTTGGCATTAACCTGTTTAGTAATAATTGCTCCATTTTTGTATTTATCCATGATACTTATTAGAGGAATTTATTTGGTGTTAATTATGGTCAGGGACTTGGCAGACAATTTAGCTAAAGCAATCAAAGATACTTACTATTAATAGCGCTTACTAGCCATGCGCTAGTTTTTTGTTTTTACCCTAGAAAGCCCCTACAACATTAGCAAAAACTGATTCGATATCGGCTAAGTTCTGATTTCTGGCTTTCCTCAATAGCTCCTTCTGGTCAGTAGATGCGAATTGGTTGTTAAAGGTTGCATTTACTTCAGGACGGACGTTAGGGATTTTAAGCCCCAAGTCTTTTAGTTGATTTAAGATATCTAATCCGAGTTGAGCCATGCTATTTTGTCCTCTATTGCCTAGCTCTTGCGGTTGTGGAATAGTAGGCACATTTAGGGCTTGAGAGTCTAGCAAGTTACCATTATTGTCGATTTTTAGCCTAGCAGGGAGGTCAAGGGGGGGAGCGTTTTCTATCTGACGCTTTAGGTCAGTTAAGGGCAGTGGTTCCAAATTCACAGGGACAGTAATCGCCCCCTGTGCTTTAATAGCTTTCTCCCTGTTCTCAATGTCTTCTTGATTAAAGCGTTTTCTAGCCTCTGCTATAGCTCTTTGGGTATCGGCGTTGGATTCCCGTTCTAATTTACCTTTAGCTTTAATCGCGTCTAGTTCGTCCTGTCTTCTGCGCTCGACTACGGGATCTGCTACAAATCCTTGAGAGCGACTAGCCTCACCTATTGCCCGATTGGTTCTAGAGGCAGCGCGGCTAGTCCGATTCTCAATCTCTAATTGTGCCTGTGCTTGTGCTTGGGTTAATTTTAGGCTTTCCCGTTGGTAGTCGTTAATCAGGTTTTGGTCTCTTGATATCTTCTCTTGTTCTCTGAGGTTGTCAATCGCAAGCCCTAAGCGTTCCTTAGCTAGGTCGATAGAAGTAGTATCACGAGATAAAGTTAATTCCTGCTGGGCAATCTCTAATCTTCTTTGGGCTAAAGCAATATTTTCCCGTGCTTGTTTTTTCTCGCTATTACCCGAAGCTTGAGATAGTTCTTTTTGCGCGATCGCCAGTTCTTTTGTGGATTCAATCACGGCTTTTTGCGCCGATAGGTCAATTTTGGCTTGCTCTATCGGAGCCTTGGCAAATTCTACCTGAGCAGTTCGCACCTGAGCCTGAGCTTCTATCAAGGCTCTTTTTTGGGCTTGTTCCGTTTTTTGAATTTCTAGCTCTAGTATCTGAGATTGGATTCTTTGCTCTGTCTCTAGGGCTTTTAGCTTAAGTTCTCTAGTTTTAACCTCTTGTTCCCCAATCTGCTCAATTAGGTCTTTTTCCCGAACGGTGCCACTAACACCTAAATCAGATAATTCCTGCTTGAGTGCCTTGAGTTCTTTTTGACTTCCGATATCGCCGGAGTTAATTTTCTTGACAATCTCTAAAGCGCGGTTAAGTCTATCGGTCTCTGCATTGGAAACAAACAGAGAAGCATCGGAACGGGCTTTTAACAATTCGTTTCGTTTGCTGACAAGTGTTAGCTGACGTTCTAAAGATTTTTCTTGAACCGTCAGGAGTCGAGTCAGTTTTTCTGCTTCTAGTTGAGCTTTTTTATCGGAGTCGATAACTTTACTTTTTAGGTCAAGTTCTTCGTTGAAAAGTTCTATTCTATCGGTTTGGACTTTGGCTAATCTTTCTATTTGATTTTTAGCAATATTAAATAAAGACTCTTCTACCTCTTTTTGTTTTTGCAACGCTTGAAGAACTAAATCGGAAGATTTTTCTTTTAATTCCCTTAGCTTTAGTTCTTTTTGTTTTTGAGAAATATCGGCACTATTAACCGCTTTTATCTCTTCCTCGACGGCTGCTAATTGAGCATCTGTAGACTTTTGGGTGACTTTTAACTTCTCTAGTTCTAAATCTTCTTTGCTGATTAAATCTGCATTATAAAGTTTTTGTAATTCAATTAATCGCTCTTGTTCGGCTTCCTTCGACACAGATAAAGCTTTTTGGGAGGCCTCTTCGATAATGGCTATTTTTTCGGCTTGTTTAGCTTTTTCTACCCCTATCTCCTCGCTTGCCTGTTGTTTGGTTAAATCGGTTATTTGTTTGTTAACCTTCTCGATTTCGTCAATGGTTTTTGTGTTAGTTGTGGCATCCTGACGAGACTGTAGGGCTTTTAACAGGTCTTGCTGTGCTTGTAATTCCTCAGATATCCTGTTTTTAGTAGCTTCGGCTTTTCTTCTCTCTAGAGATTCTTGCAGTTCCGTCCCTTGCACTTCTAATCTAGCTACTTCTGCTAGGGCTTCGGCTTCGGCTCTTTTACTGCCAGCAATTCGCTTGTTAATAGCTCGCAGAACGTCGCCATAGGCTTTATCGATTCCTGCTAGGGAATCCTCTAATTTACGGTTAGCTTCTATCTCTCTCTCTAGCTGCTTGACTAGGTTGTCTTTGGCTTGCCTTTCTGCATCTGTTACAGCTAAACTATCTTTGGCTATTGATAGTTGTCTAGCCAGTTGATCTCCTGCTAGTTCAACCGCCGCCGCCTGTACGTTTATACCCCTAGCGTCATCTGCTCTGAGTTTAATCGAAGCCTCTAGAACTGCGTTCCCTTCGTCAATTGTGTTAAAGAATTTTTGGCTTCTAACAGCGTTGAGGTTGTCGATAACGTCCCCACCCGTGGCTAGTCTCTGGAACACACTAATTAGGTTGGCAAGTTTGATAAAGACGCTTTGAGAGTCTCTAAATTCTTGTTCTAAGTTGTTAGCAACTCCTAACTCTATCGGCTTGTTATTTGCCCGATTTAAGTCATCCCTAAACTTGGTTATTGTGTTAGCAGATTCTTGAGTCTTTTTGTTCAGGTCATCAACAGCTAAACCAGCCTCCACTACTCCGACTAGGATAGAACCCGCTAAGGCTGCAATCCCCAAACTTAATCCTTGGATAGCGACCTTAGACGTTACAGCCGTTTTAACTAAGTTTAGGATTCCCGCCGTTGCTGAGGTTATCCCTGCGGTAAATGACTGGAATGTTAAAGCTTGCAGGTCTAAAATCAAGGCTTTTAGTGCCAAGGATGCAAATCCTAAAGCAGGAGTTAGGGCGGTTAAGCCTAAACTCAATCCCTGAATTACTGCTATCCCTGCCCCTATTTTGGCTAGGTCTACAAATCCTGCCACTACTGGACCGATAGCGCCCGCTACTAAGTTTAAAGCTACTGCCAAGCCGTCGTAAAGTCCGATTAGGGTAGGACTTGCCTGTTGTCCAATAGCCACGAAAAGGGTATCACGAGCGTTGACTAGATTTTGCACCGCCGCCCCTAAAGTTTTGCTTCCTTGTTCGGCAGCAAAGGCAGTCTCACGTCTTAATTGCCTAGCAAATTTAGGTAAGAACTCATCGGCAGTCAAGCCAGCCTCGACAAGTTTATTGAGTTCGGCAGTTGTCACCCCAAAGGCTCTAGATGCTACTTGTAAAGCCCCCGGTAAAGCTTCTGATAATTGCCCCCTTAATTCCTCTTGACTTACCACCGTTTTGCCCGCTATTTGCCCGATAGCCAAAGTAGCATTATTGAGTCTGTCGGTGGTAATACTGTAGGCTCTACCTGCTTGTAGGATTGCTTGAGATATTCCTATCGTGTCTTTTTCTAGGTTAGTCCCCGCCGTTGCTGCTGCTAGTTGGGTATAGCCTTCAATAGCGGGGATCAGGGCTACTTTTAAATCTTTAGCGGACTTGGCGATCGCGTTAAAGTTTTTAACTCCCTGCTCAAGCCCGCCACTAACAAAATTAATTGAATTAGCAAACGCTTCAAATTGAATTGAGATATCTTGTATTTGCCTAGCAGTATCTTGTAGAGCAAAGAAAATGTTATCAAAAACATTATTTAGTTGAAGCGCGACAAAGGTAGAGAAAGAATCTTTAAAAGTTTGTTTTAAGCTCTGGAATATCTTGGCAGTTTTTGCCCCTGCCTCACCTATTCTATTTATCCCCTTGGCTACATTCCCAATCTCAGGAACGTTCCCAATGCCAGCAACGGCTTTATTAACTTCTTCGATAGCGAATCTAGGTAAATCCTTTCCTGCCGCTTTAATTTCTGCTTTAGCGCGGTCTATTTCTTTGTTGACTCCACCGATTGCCTGATTGATGGCTAAA